TCATCTGGCTGCATGCACCAGGCGTGGGTGTCCGGTCTGGCATCGGAATTGATGATACATCTCTTGCCTAAGATATCGGAATCCCTGAGGAGCTGGAAGCATCCAAAATCCGGTAGGGTACTCATAGACATTGCCGAGACGGTATGCGATAGCTATCTCCTGATCCTGGTAGTATAGATCGTACTGCTTGCGCGTAATACCGCAGCCATCCTTGACGACATCCCATACAGTATCGATATAGCCGACATGGGTACTAATCAGGTCAACCTCGCCAACGATCCGTGATACCGGGGCAGTAGCGTAGATGATCAATCCATCCACCCCTCTGGGTGAGTGGGTGACCTTGCGCAGCTCCCATATCTTGGAGCCATCCCGGTACATATCCCAGTACTGAGGAAGCAAGGGTATCAGAGCAAGCCTCCTGCTCATGGCTGCACCTCCTGATCTGGCATCCATATATTACTGCGGAATCCCCGCTTGGTGGACTTATGCGGCCCAGGAGTGGGAACAATACGTACAGCCCCGACATGATCAGCCAGCCTGCCGGGCGGCATGGTGTCGCGGCGGGCATGCGGCTCGTAGGTCTCCTGGCCGGTCTCGGCGGCCAGCTTGCGGGCCTCTGATCGTCCCCGGTTGATCACCGTATACATCAGGTGCCGGACGTGTTCCACGGCGGCCCAGTTGCGTAATGCCTGGTACACATCCCGGCCCGTGCAAGGCAGGTGCAGCTGGTCGCGCACGATCTCAGCCAGATAGTCCGGAGTTATCTCATAGCGTTGCATGGCATCATCAAGCAGGTGGATGGCCTTGTCCATCTCCGACCAGGTACGGTCCTTGACAGGCGCACAGCCAAGATAAGATGCCAGCCTATTATAGATAGGCACGTAGTGCTCCTGGGTGGCTTTGGTCAGTGACTCGGTGATCCCTGTGGCAGCCCAGACCTCGTCGTGCCTCCAATCCGTCAGGGACGGGAGGGGGCATCCCTGGGACTGGATACGCTTGTAGGCCTTGCCGGCCATAATGGACAGTACGGCAATCTGTCGCTTGGTAAGTGGCTTATTGCTCATGATCGGATTGTTGTTCGGAATTTTGTAAAGCCTTGATCAGTTGTTGCCGCTGCTTGGGTGTCAGATAGACAAGAGTGGCTGTTGCTCCTCCTCTTTCAGTGCCCGTCCAGATAGTCAGCAGGGTTTGGTATCCATAGTCTTTAACCTCAATCTTAGTCATCCCTGGTGCTCCTCTCTACATAGAAAGTCTCCACCTGTCTGATCTCCAACCCCAGCTTGGCGAGCTTGTGAGGCTTGACATGCTGGCGGATCGCGTCCTTGTCAGGAGTCACCTTGGTGACCAGGTACGCCTTGCGGCGCGTAGTCTTGAGCAGGGCGACAATCTTGTCCCACGTCCAGCCCTTGGCGGGCTTGAGGGTGGGCTGCCCCAGACGGTAACCGTAGGTGGTCAGGGCAGTGGTACCGGATTTTCGGCCCTTGGAAAAAAGCTCGTCCCTGCGAGGTGATGCCCATTGCTCGGCCAGTTTGGTGAGCCGGTCAATTTCCCTGGTCAGCTCGCTGATTTTGGGGTCGTGATCTGTGAGCACTTGCTGCATGGCGGTCTCCTTGGCGGCCTGCAAGGTATCCAGCTCGACACCTTTGCGGGCGATGTCGTCCAGAGTCTGATAAAATTCAGCCTTATCCTTAATAACCTGCTGGTCGGTTGCTTTAGTGGTTGTGCGTATTTTACCCATTGTTGCGTGTATGTTGTTTGTTAAGTTGTTTGCGTTTCCTGGCCAGCATGTCGACGACATGCTGCCAGGTGAGGTCTGGCGTGGCGCTGAGCCACTCCAAAAATCTCTCTCCATCTACAGGGACGTAGCGCTCGCCGAGATGCTCCAGGCGGATGGCGATCATGCCCGGCCAGCGGGGGTCGCAGACTTCCCAGTGATCACACGCGCCGGGGAAACGGGAGAGTTGCAGGCCGATGAGATAGGCCAGTGTATTGGGATCATAGGTCATGGCTGGTCAATGTAGATGTAGACGGGAGGAATGGGATTAACAGGTTCGGCTCTATTGATCAGCTTGTGTACCAGATCATCGGATGAAAGATGATTGCCGTGATTGGCGCGGTTCAGCTCTGAGCGGATGCCCTCAGTCATGATTCTTCGGCACTCCGGGCAGACCGCATAGGTCTGCCCATGGCGCTGGATGATCTCCAGGCGAGCGTGCCGGTGGTAATAGCAGTAGATGTCCTCATTCATGGCGGCCCTCTTTGGAAGCATCAAAAAAGCGAGGCAGGAAACGCTTACTCAGTTCTCCCGTGTTGCGATTAAGGTGCGCGTTGATGCCGGAGATATCGTGCATGAAGTTGAAGTTATCGGCCTGTTCCATATCGGCGAGCTTTAACGGACACCCGTTGCAATGACATGCTTCCAGGTCCATCTGGATATCCAGCTCATCGACGTCGGTATTGCCGTATTTGCGGTAAAGGGCGACAGCCCGCTTGGCGATGCGTTCAATGATTTCGCGCTCTTCTGTAGTGGCTGTAAATAAGTCTTTCATTGTTTGCCCTCCTGTTTGCGATTGATGACATCGGTCATTACCTCGCCGATGGCGTCCGTGTTGCTGGCAATGACCGTCTTGAGCAGCGCGTCGATACGTGACGCCGGCGTTTCGTGGTCGGCCGCCCGGAGGGGTTCGCTGTAAATAGCCAGCCCTTGCTTGCCCGTGTCCGTGATGACATCCTCAATATGGAGGATATAATGGCCGCCTCTGGGGGCCGGCTTGACATTGGGGGCTTGCTGCCCCCTGTCCTGTTGATGGTTGGTGTTGTACATGATAATGGTGTTATTGGTTGGAAGCTGAGTCAGGCTGGTCGGCCTCGGACGGACCGACGGTGATACTGGCCAGGCGGATATTGCCCAGCAGGGTGTGCAGATGAGATATGGCCAGATTGAGGGTGTCATAGTCCGTTTTGGTCAGGAGAGCCACCTTGCAGTGGCTGACCCGTTCAACATGGATATGCTGAGTGATGTAAAGCAGCTGACGGTGCCGTTCCCACTGCGCCTCGCTCAATACCGGGATGAGTTCCAGGGAAAGGCTGTGATGCGTGGTGATGAGGGTGTCGAGGTCAGCCAGGCGGAGGACCACATATCGGGTGCCTCCCAGGTCAACGATGGTGTACTTGATCGTCTTCTTGCGCATGGTATGAGGCAGTTGGTAATTAAATATCCTGCACGAGCATGGCGTCTCGCAGCAGAGTGAGGTCCCGCAGGATCTGGGGCAGCCGCTCGGAGGCATCGGTGAGGGCTTGGCAGATATCGCCCAGGGCGACTGGATCGGTCGTACCAATGGCTCCCCATGTTGCCATCGCCGTGTTGACGAGGGTGGCCAGTTGAGGGATGCTATCGCCAATCCGGATGGCGGCCAGGGTTTCCGGGGGGATCGTGATGGTGTGCACGTTTGTGTTGATGTCTTGTTGCATGTTTGTTTATTGTTTGGGGTTACACGTATTCCGGCATCTTGCCGGCTTCCATTTCTTCAAGCTTTTTGACGGCGGCCAGGTAGTAGTCCCAGGTGAGGTCAACCCCGGCATTGTTGGCGGCCTCCACCCCCTTGCGCAGGCGTTTGGTGGTCTTGCCGAATCCGTACAGGTTGGCCTGCTGCTTGAGGGTGGCCAGCATGGCCCGGCTGGGGGACGGATAGCCGTAATAAGTCCACAGGGTTTCCAAGTCGCGGGTCTCGATATGGTCCGGGAGGCGGTAGATATTGGCCGCCCCGCGCTTGGAGGTCTGCTCCAGGATGCCTTTCCACTTGTCATTTTTTTCGACGTACTCGGCCAGCACGGGCGTGCCCACCAGGAGCATGCCGCACTGGGTCTCGTCGTAGATCTCCCTCAGCTGTTCAATGCCCTTGCGTCCGGTCTTGTCGCTGTCCAGCGCGTGGTGGATCTCGTCGACAATGAGCAGGTGCTCCGGAGTCAGGCGGTTGACAATCTTGGCAATCTGGAACTCGGTGTTGCCCTTGACCGACAGGCCTAATTGGGCGGCAATGCGATAGAGCAGCCGTCCCGGACTGGTGACCACCGGGCAGCGCACCAGAATAACCGTACCGGGGTGGCGGCGGGCGTACTCCTTGAGCGCCCAGGTCTTGCCCCACTGCGTCTTGCCCACCAGCATGGAGGCGTACTGGTTGACGTGGGTCAGCTCGGCAATCTGCATCACGTAGCGCGCCAGAGCCGTCTCAATAAACGGGCCATCCGAGGTTGACTGCTGGCGCAGGGCCAGCAGGCCGCACAGGTCATCAAGCTTGGAAAGATGAGGGCCGGTCGGGGCCTGGTAAGCGCCAATCAGCAGGCGGTGCATGACCGTCGTGCTCACCGGCAGCTTGTCGGCCAGCGTGCGCAGCGTCCAGTCATGATCCACTGCGTAGTTGATCAGGTCGGTGAGCATCTTTTTGTGCGCCGGTTTGTACGGCGTATCCTGGATGCGGTCCAGATACCTGCTCAGGTTGGCATTGTTGTTGATTTTGGTAATATCGTCCATATTGTTATTATTGTGTCTGTTATGTTATAAAAATCTTACATCGGGCAGCTCGTGGGGCAGCTCGTCGTCATTGCTGCCGCTGGCGGGAATGAGGCTGATGTCCGGCATGGACTCGGCCGCCGCCGTAGCTGCCCTGGTCACGGCCCGCTTATCGGCAGGAGTGGGGGTGATAGAGTATGCCTGGGCGTACTCGGCTGCCGTCACCGGCTTGCCTTCCATCAGGCGCCTGTTGTGCTCGCGCTTGCGGACGATATCCGCCTCGGTGTTGGCTCCGATGATGCGGGCATATTCCAGCTGCTGCTCTCGATATCCGGCAGCCTTGCCCATGGCCTGCTCCACGGCGTGCGTATCCGCCGTGCAGACCCTCTGCACGAGGGAGGCCGTCCCAATGACGCGCCCGTCCTGCCCGCAGATAAATAGCTGGTTGTCATCGTAGGGATTGACGTATCCCTGGTACGTGCCGTGGGCCAGGACCCGGACGGCTCCGTCAGGAGTCGCCACGCGGGCCTCGTAAATCAGCTCCTCGTCCCGGATGGCCTTGTCGCGCATCCGGATGTAGGCGCTGGCCACCTTGATCGGGCGGGCCATGTCCGTGCCCAGGATCTGGCAGATGCACCAGGGGGGCAGCTTGATGAGCCTGTTGCCCGGTTTGTCCTCCTCGCAGGCCCATGCCTCGGTGGGACTCATCCGGCGGCGGCGCACCAGGTCTGCCCCGGTCTCACAGGCGGTCCGGATTATCTGGGCGGCCATGGACGGCTCCACTTCGCAGGACGGAGTCCAGGGGGCGGAGGGCGAGAGGCGCAGCTCCTCGACCATGAATCCGCATCGCTCCCAGCCCTCCAGCCTGTGGTCGGTGCGGGCGTTGATATCGCTGACAATCTTGGTCAACTCGCGGCTCAGCTCATCCATGGTCAGCATGTAGTGTTGCATCCGTCCGGCCTTGTCTGCGGGCAGCTTGTCCATCGCCTTGATGAGCTGCTCCTCGGCGCGTACCAGCCCGTGCAGGGTTTCCGGGGGAGTGCGGTCATGGCCGGTAGCTCCGGGCAGGTGGCTGAGGCGGTTGTGCTGCAGGTTGTGGTAGCTTTCCAGTGCCGCCTTATGGCGCGGGTTGCCCACGCCACGGCCGCCGTGGCCCTGCTTGAGCGTCTGGCGCACGCCTCCGATGCCGGAGCGGTCCACCTTGATCAGGCCGCCGCTGGCGTGGTACAGCAGCTCCTCCAGCTCCTTGCTGATGGCCGCCGTTCCGTTTTCAACGACGAGGGTGGTGCCTCGCGGGGAGTATCCGACGGTAGCCCCCCACAGGGCCAGGATGCAGCGCATGTCCCGCTGGTTAAGATGAATCATCCTGCCCGTCTCCTCGTCGCGGCGGCGGATTTTTTGCCCCCACGCCACACGCTTGCCTGTCAGGTACTCCAGCACGCCCAGCTGCAGGGGCTGGCCCTTGTCGCGGCCGGAAAGCGCCATCAAGTCAAGCCAGACGTCGTCAAAGAGGAAATGACTGCCCAGCCAGAGTCCCTCGCGGGTGGCCAGCACCTGCGCCAGCTGGGGCGCGGCGGCACGGATGCCCTGCTTGAGCGCCACCGTCTCCAAAGACTGGGGAGCGAGCCTTTGCAGGTTGCGCAGGCTCCAGCCGGAGGGGACGCGCGGCCAGCCCGGCCAGTCCTCATAGCCGGGGATGGTGTCGCGCCGCTCCGTCCAGGTCTTGAGCAGGTGCTGGCGGGCCGTGGGGATGCCTCCGTTGCGCTGGCACTTGGCGCAGAGGCCGTGCCAGTAGGCAAGGAATTTGCTGAGGGTGACGCGGCTGCGCGCCTGTATTTTACGGTAGCGGCGGTCCACCAGGGAGAGGGGATTGCCGCCGCTGTTGCGCCAGATGTCATACCAGCGGCGCATGGTCACCGGGGAGATGCCGCAGAGGGCGGCAGCATCCCGGATAGCTCCCTGCTGCCCGCCATAGCAGGCGCTGGCCTCCCTGATGCGCTTGCAGGCCGCATAGACGGCCAGCACTCTGTCCCGCTCCACCAGCGGCAGATCGTCCATGGTGATATTAAAATCCATTGCGTTATAATTGGGTTGTGCCGTTAGCTACTCCCTCCGTCAGAGCCTTGATGTGCTGCTCGTCGGCATCGGATACCTTGCGGGCGTAGGCGGCCAGGGCCTCGGCAAAGAGCTCACGCTCCTGGAGGCGCAGCAGGTGGACGTAGCCCTGGTCGACAAAGGTTCCCAGCTGTTTGAGGAGGCAGGCAGCGTCCTGCTCGGCCTGGTGCCGGCGGCGCTCCAGTTCTTCCGGGGGGAGGTTGAGGGCGGCCAGGTCATTGGCCAGCTTATCCATCGGGGTGAGGGCCTGCGCCCCGTCAGGGTTGCCGGATCCGGTAAAGCCCAGGGGCTTGACCCGGTCGTGCGTTGTCCGCTTGCGGGTGGCAATCACGCCCAGGTTGAGCATCATTTGCCGGGGTGTTTCTGCTCCGTCGGTGGCCTTGGCTACCAGTTCCGGGGGAGTTGACGGAGCCGTCCGGTCATTCAGAGTGGCGTCCAGCTGGGCGGATTCGGTGGCAGAGAGCCTGGCCTTAGCCGCTTTATAACAGCGCATGTAGCGGTTGGCTGTTTGTTGGTTAAAGTTCAAATGTAGCTCATGGGCTACATTTGTCTGTATTTCAAATTGAGCGCATGAGCTCAATTTGGTATTAGATTCTTTCTTAAATAGTTGTCCCCATACTCCATGGTCTGTTGCGGCCTTGAGATCGGTCAGCAACTTACCCAGCTTGAGGCCTGCCATCACGGCATTGCGCCCGGCGCATGCCGCCATCTCTGCCTGCGCCTGGGCATACCGGTGCAGGCGGTTGGCTTCGCTGACGCTTAGCGTCACCCGCGTTTCCGCGGTTATCATAAGCTCGTGTTTCATTGGTTGTCGAAATGTTGTTGACGATTGATTTCCTGCTGCAGGATGTAACGGTTGAGGGCCACCCTCAGCTTGACCAGGGCCTTGTCCTGCAGCTCCCAGACAGCCTTGTCGGACAATCCCAGGTAATGGGCCAGTTCCGGGCAGGTGAGCGGGCCGTCGTGAGGCACCCGGTAATGGCGTCGCACTTCCGGGATGTTCCAAATGGCGGCCCAGATGGCCCATTCCTCGGCCGTCATGGGCGCGTCCATGTCAACGGGTGTGTCGTCCATCATCGTGTGGCCTTTCCATGACTGGCTTCATCACTCTGTCCCTTGCTCTTTCCTTCGGTGTGTCGTCCATCATCGTGTGGCCTTTCCATGACTGGCAGGATGGCCGTGCGCGGGTCCTTGAGGCCGTCGCGCACTTGCCGCTCCTCCGTATCCAGATACCAGCCTCCCGCCTTGACCATCCCCAGGAATGCCAGGAACATGACCGCTATGGCGGCAATGATATTGGCGACGATCCGCAGCATAGTTACTTGCTCCTCCTCATCCTTGTTAATCTGCGATAAGGCAGTGCATCAACTTTGGCTGTTAGTCGCTTAGAAACACGACGTCCCGTCAGCACCATATAAAGATGTTGTCGGGACACACCTAGAAATAAGGCAGCATCACTGATAGTCCATCCCATTGCCAGTAGACGCTGTATGGCGGTCGGCTCTTGTGTTGTTGAGATCATTATGTTAGATGTTTGTTTTGTAACGCGTGACTGCGTTACTCGTTACAAGAGCGAATTAACATCTGTGTTAACTTCTATGCAAGAAAAAAGTTTACAGCTAGGGCAATTTTCCAAGCGCCTAAAATATGCAATTAAACAGAAGAGAATAACACAGAGAGAGTTAGCGCAACGTGTAAATATTTCTCCTGTAACAATATCTCGCTACATGTCATCAGATGTGCAAACACCAGGAGCGTGGGAACTATACAGGATTGCTAATGCTCTGGACGTGTCGATGGAATGGTTATTAACTGGTGATAATCCTCCTAATGATACTAAGTGGCAACAACGAGCAGCTACTGCCGAAGCAAAATTAGCATCATTTAAATTAGGACTACGTAATTTAACTGAGACAGTTTCTTCATTAACTCAAATAATTACAGATTAAATAGTTATGAATAATATTTTACGAATTTTTGTAATTGTTGTAGGGACTGTCCTTGTTATCACGACTGGAATAATTGCGTATTATTTGCGTACTCTCTCAACTGATATCCAGTACATCCACGAACTAAATAAGCAGAAAATCCACAAAACATATAAGCAAGATTATGAATATCAATGTAAGAGGTTCTATTTGTTTGCTGACGGCAAAATAGATTATCTTGATAAGTTTATGCAAGATGGGTGGCAGGTTTGCTCATTTGTGGGGGTTGTACATGATGCTGACAGGACCAGAGGAGGAGAGGGACATGTCTACGTTGTCCTACGTCGTCCTCGATCTTGATTGACGTATGACACAGCGCAACATACTGATCATAAATTTCATATCTCTAACAAACATAACAAATTTATAATAAATTTGTTGTGCCGTTAGAGAAAGGCGTTTGAGCGAGCTATGCTCGCGTCCGATGACCAACACACATACCATGTTGCACGGGGACTGCATGTCCCTGATGATGACGATGCCGGAGGCATCCTACGATGCCGTGATCACCGATCCGCCCTACGCCAGCGGCGGCCTCTCTACCACTGCCAGGGCACAAGACCCACGCGTCAAGTACCAGCAATCCGGCACCCGTAAATACTACCCGACGTTTAGCAATGACACCCGCGACCAGCGCACCCACCTGATGTGGTCCGTGCGGTGGATGGAGCAGGCCCTGCGCCTGACGCGCCCCGGAGGCTGGCTGATGGTATTTACGGACTGGCGTCAACTGCCCCTGACCTCGGACGCCCTGCAGATTGCCGGCTGGACGTGGAGGGGCATCATCCCCTGGGACAAGACCGAGTCCTGCCGCCCCCAGATGGGACTGTACCGCAACCAGGCCGAGTACGTCCTGACTGCCACGCATGGAGGATATGACAAGTCCATCAAGCTATGCCCTCCAGGAGTGGTGCGCGAGCCAATCCGCCCCAAGGATAAGCTCCACTTGACGGGCAAGCCGGTCCCTCTGATGGAGCACCTCATGACCATCCTGCCGTCCGGCTCGCGCATTTTGGACCCGTTTGCCGGCAGCGGCACCACGCTGGTGGCGGCCCGCAACAAGGGACACACAGCCGTGGGCATTGAGCTGTCGTCCGACTACCACCGCATCGCCACCGACCGTCTCGGTCTGGTCCTGCCGTCCTAATGTTCGTCGATATCCACATATATCAAGACCGCTAGGGAAATTCCTGGCGGTCTTTTTTCATAACGTTTTATCATTTGACTGAGCCCTTCATGTGATTTATATTTTTGTAATGAAAAAAATATCACTTACTGAAGATGAATACAATACGCCCAAGTACACTATTAAAATTGATGGAGAGGAGAAAACGAAGTTGGGTTTCATGGAAGCAATACTCTCTAATTTTAAAGAGGAAAAGGAATGGCATGATAATGATATAGAGATACTGTTGCACATAAAATCATTGGCGCAGTTATCAGATGAAGAAATGATGGAAATCATCACGGAACCTTTGATTGATGAAAAGGATGAAACGGAAATAATTAATGGTTCTAAGGAAGTCATCTCTTGGAAAAATATAAAAATACCTATGGCAGAAAACATGTCCGATAAGGTGTTAATCCGCATTTATGAAGCAATAAAAGAAAAGGCTCCCAGCGTTCTAGGATAAATATCCTTTCCCGCACGCCCCCTGCAGCATCCCTGCAGGGGGCTTTTTTTGCCAGCCGTTAGAGACAGGCTCAACATTGTGGTAAGGTCGGGACATGGACGACAAGACGCTCAAGCACTGGGCCTCCGGGCCGCTCTGTACCATTACCCAGGCAGCGGCTCTGCTGGGGGTATCCTCGCAGACGGTCCGGCGCATGGTGCTGCATGGCCACCTCATCGCGTGGCGTCCCAATCCGGCGGGCCGAAAGTGGCTGCTCTACCGCCGCCAGGTGGAGGATGTGGCGGCGCATATCCAACGCCGTGCCATCCGGCAGGCCCGCCTGATGCAGGACACATTCGATTTTTTTCAAGCCAAATGAACCAAATGCAACAAATGCGCCAAATGCAACAGAGGACTGCCGGAAATGGGCTAAGGTGCCCTCATGAACAACAACCCACTTTCTGTTGATAATACTGGTGCGCATGACGAGAGCCCGGCTCCGGGTGGAACCGGGAATACCGTCATCGGAAAAACGCCGTTTTACCTGTCCAAATACTTTTGGACCAACCTGGCAGCCTTACTGGCCCTGATCATCCCCGACGTACGGGCCTGGCTGGACAGCAACCCCATTGAATTCTTTAGCGCCCTTGGCGCGGTCAACATCCTGCTGCAGTTTATAAGCGGCGGCAAATACCAGCTTGCCGGAGAGGATGGCCAGAGCGGCCAGTCCACCAACCCGGCCGGAGCCCTCCCTCCATCGCCTGTTGCCGTGGAGGGCTCCGCATCCCCCGTGGAGGACCGGAGTCAGGATCCTGATCAGGATCCGTCGTCCATATCCCCCAGCTCCGGCTCCTCCTCACCCTTATCCGGGACCTCCCGCCTGATGGTCGTCCTGGGAGCCTTGATGCTCCTGCTGGGCGGATCCTGCAGCACGGAAGCAGACCCTGTTGCCGCCAGCGTCAGCCTGAGCGACGGGCAGGTGGTGGTCATCCGTGGAGGCTCCTCTCTGGTAGTGGACCGCACGGAGCACAAGCTGCTCTGGTCACAGGCCGCTCCGGAGGTAGTTGTGGCTCCGGTAGTACAAGCCGCCACCAAGTGAGCAATTCTTAACTGTCAGCTATCATGATTTACGCAGCATTACAATCCGACACGTTATCCTGGCAGCGATCCTTGAAATTCGCAGGATTTTACCGGGGGGGCCTTGACGGCCTGACAGGCCCGCTAACCCGTGAGGCTGCCGCCCAATGGTCCATGAGCCACCGTCAGCTACGGGATCGCTACGGGATGTTGGACAAGAGGTCGGAGGATAATCTCTGGACCCTCCAACCGCTGGCAGCGCTTAAAGTGCGCCAGATGATGACGGCCCTGCGAGGCCTGGCCGACTGGAAGCTCATCTGCGGCATCCGCACGTATGCGGAGCAGGACAGTCTCTACAAAAAGAGGCCCAGAGTAACCAGAGCCAAGGGAGGGCAGAGCATGCACAACTTCGGGATTGCGGCGGACGTCTGCCTGTTTGTCGACGGCAAGGACGTATGGACTCCCAGCGAGGGAGCGAACTCCATCTACAAGCCCGTGGCGGCCCTGGCCCATAAGCTGGGGCTGGTATGGGGCGGGGATTTCAAGTCCATTTACGACCCCGGCCACGTCCAGCTGGGCGAGCTGCCCACGGCCATCCTCCATCACGCCTACACCACCGGGTCCGCCACGCTGGCCCAACTGCTCCAGTTATGATGCTCAACCTGATAGCAGACGCCGCAGCAGGCATACCCCCGGAGGCGGTAGGCATCATCCTGGGATCCGCCCTCGGATCATCCGCCACCTGGTATGTGACCAGGGGCCGCAAATCCAGCCAGCAGTCTGACGACTCCCGCCGCCGCGTCTACCTGGAGGACAAATTCGCCACCCGCGAGGAGGTAGCGGAGCTCAAAGCCCTCCAGGCCAAGACCACCGACGACATGCACAAGCGCCTCAATGGCATTACCGTCAAGCTTAACGAGATGTCCGGCACCCTTACCCTCATGATTGACATCCTCAAGACCCGTAAATCCTTATGACCACCCGCGCCAACATCAAGATCACCGTCCTGCAGGTCCTTGACCGGATGCCCATCGGCTATCCCCAGCCGGTGACCGCTCTCCGGGCCGACGTCTCGCTGGCCCTGTCTCCGCGACCCGGCAGCGCCGATATCGACCTGGCCATCCGGGAGCTGGAATCCCTGCGCCTGATCACGTCCACCACCTGCCTGATCACCGGCGAGCGCAAATACGCCATTACCGACGCCGGCCGCGTCCAGCTCGCTCAGATATGACCATTACCGACGCCATCGTAAGCATCGCCGCCTTAATATTGATTGGGTTCATCAACTACATCATTTACCGCCGTTAACCTCCATGCTCCGCAAGCCCAGACCAGACAGTGTGATCGGCTCCCAGCTGCCCCCCATCATCAAGGATGACGTGGACGCCATGTTGTTCAGCGGCGCGTCTTACAAAGACGTCCAGGAGCGCCTGGCTGAGGATGGGGTCAAGCTGAGCCAGGAGGCTATCCGCAGGTACTACCACTCTCAGATTCTGCCGGCGCGTCTGGCCCGGCAGAACAGGACGGCCGAGGAACTCAACAAGATCTCCGTGGATGGAGTGGACGAGGCCACCATGAGGGCCATCCGCTCCGCCGCCCTGGACCTGGCCGCCTCCCCGTCCTGCGATCCCAAGGCGCTGAGCATCCTGGTCAACCTCATCCTCAAGGCCGAACAGCTCGACCAGGACAAGCGCCGTCTCAAGATGCTGGAGGCCAAGGCCGCCCAGGCTGATGCCGCCAGACAGGTCGCCCAGTCCACCCTTACTCCGGAGGAGCGCGACGCCAAAATGCGCTCCATCTTTGGATGCTAACGCATATCTATCCACTCTCAACCCTCCACCATGTCCTCTCTGATCACAACGCCGCTTGACCTGCTGCTGCCTTACCAGGCTAAGTGGGTGGCGGACGAGAGCCGCTTTAAGGCCGGCATCTGGTCCCGCCAGTCCGGCAAGGATTTTTCCACGGCGGCGGAGGCGGTAAGGGATGCGATGCTGCGGGCCAAGACCACCTGGATGATCGCGGCCCCCTCCGAACGCCAGGCGATGGAATCACTCTCCAAGTGCAAGGAGTGGGCGGAGGCATTTGCCATTGCCCTGGCCGCCGAGGAGGTCGAACGCCAGGACGGCCCCAACACCCTGCTCAAGTCCGGCTCCATCACGTTTGCCAACGGCTCCCGCATCCTGGCCGTGCCCGGCCGGCCGGATACCGTGCGAGGCTTTAGCGCCAATCTCGTCCTGACGGAATTCGCGTTTTTTGAAGACCCGGACGCCACCTGGAGAGCCGTGTTGCCATCCATCACCAACCCCCTGCGCGGGGGCGAGAAAAAAGTCCGCCTCATTACTACCCCCAACGGCAAGACCGGGCGTGGCGCCAGGACATACAAAATCATCTCCGACAACCTGCTCCATCCCGTGGAGGGACGTAAGCAGCATTGGTCCTGCCATGTGGTGACGATTGCCAAGGCCGTGGAGGACGGGCTGCCCATCGACATTGATGAACTGCGGGAATCTCTGGACGACCCCATCGGCTGGGCGCAGGAGTACATGTGCGAATTCCTGGATTCCTCCAACGTGCTGTTGCCCTATGACCTGATCTCTACGGCCGAGTCCGCCAGCGCCACGGTCTCCTGCGATCCGGCCGTTTACCTGGGAGGCAAGCTGGACCTGCGCCTGGGCATCGACTTTGGACGCACCAATGACCCGACGGTCTGCTGGACATTGGAGAGGGTGGGGGACGTGCTCGTCACCCGCGAGGTGCTGGTGCTGCGCAACATGTCCGTGCCGGAGCAGATGGAGGTGTTGAGGCATCGCATCAAGGCGGCCCGGCGCGTGTGCTACGACTACACGGGCGTGGGTATCGGCATGGGAGACGTGCTGGTCAGGGAATTCCACCGCTGGCATCCGGAGGGTCACGAGTTTGGCAAGATCGAGCTCTGCACCTTTACGCCGGCCTTTAAGCGCCTTATCTTCCCGCGTTTGCGTCAGGCCTTTGAGGCTCCGACCCGTGTGCGCATCCCGATCGACGTGGAGGTGCGCGAGGACCTGCACGCCATGCAGCAGATATTCAGGGGCACGGACTATACCTACGAGGCCCCGCACACCAGAGAGGGACACTCCGACCGCTGCACGGCCCTGGCTCTGGCTCTGCGCGCGGCCGACGGTCACGCGACGCATTACCTCCCGGCTCCCGGCACCGGCCGCGTCGTCGCCGGCGCGGGACTGTTTGGAGGCCGCTCCCACGGCTCCCTGTTCGGAGGCCGTCCTGTTCACCACTTACTGTCAGCAGCGTAACTCATGATCAAGCGACTTTACAACTACATCCTCCACCGCAGGCTCCATGCAGAGGGCGTACAGCGGGCGCTTACAACGCCGGAGCTTCCCTCCCAGGACAGCAGGCCGGGCATGTTCCGGCCTGTATCCCTGTCCGAACTGGACAAGGACAGCCGCCGCCAGCTGGAACGCGTGTGCCCGCTGGACTACCTGAGCGTGGATACCATCCGGCGCTGCCTGCAGGATTGCCAGCTGGGGGCCTATGCCGAGCAGCAGTGGATCTGGGAGCAGATGGAGCAGTACGATGCCATGCTGATGACCTGCATTACCAAGCGGGACGACGCGCTGAGCAAGTACGACTGGTCCGTCACGGTCAAGCCGGACCTGGACGACAGGGACAGCCTGCTGGCCGAGGCCCAGCAGCGCACCATCCAGGACCTCTGCAACGCCATCGTCAACATGGACGAGGCCATTACCGCCCTGTCCCAGGCATCCCGCCGCCATTACAAATTCCTGCAGCCCTACGCCGACGGCGATGGCCTGCACCTGCTGCCTGTCGACAACTGGCTGATGTGCCGTGACGGCTACCGGGGACCCTGGGGATACAACCCGAACGCCCAGTTCAGCCGCTACCGGGGGGAGCCGTTGCCCGTGCCTCTGGACGATCTCATCCTGCGCCTGCATCCCAGGCCCATCGACATGCCCGCCCAGATGCTGGTGCTCAACCGCAGCACCACGCTGGCCCAGTGGGACGTCTTCCTGGAGCGTCTGGGCACACCGCCGGCATTCTTTGTGCTTCCGGAGGATTGCAGTGAGGAGCTGCGCCAGCTTTACATTCAGGCGGCGGCCAAGATGATGTCCGCCGCCATCGGCGTCCTCGACCATACCGCCGATATCAAGTCCATCCCCGTCTCCCAGACGAGCGTCGACCTGTTTGACCGCAGGTACAAGGTAGCCACCGAGGAGATCGCCATGCTGACCACCGCCGGTAAGCTCACAGTCATGACCGAGTCCGGTTCCGGCACCCTGGCCGGCAACGCCCAGGCTGACGGCTTTAAGGACTGGGCGGCCGGCGAGGCCGACCATATTGCCGCCGTGCTGACGGCCCAGCTGGTCAACCGGGTGCTTGACGAGTACCACCCCGGCCAGCCTCACCTGGTGAATTTTACGCTCTCCTGCGTAGACAGGACCACGCCGGAAAAAGAAATTGCCAACGCCGCCGCCCTGCGCGCCGCCGGCTACGATATCGACGACGCCGAGGTCAGCGAGCGCACCGGCTGGCAGGTGACCGCCGGAGTCTCCTCCTCCGAGCTCTACGCCATCAGGACCTCCGGCTACGCTCCGGAACAGCGGGCCATGGAGAATGGCGTCAAACGTCCCCAGGAGACGCCTTACACGCTTAACTCCCGCCGACGAGACGCCATCACGACACTGGCCCTCCACCGCAGCAGCACGCTCTGGGAACCGGCGCGCCGCCGCCTGGAGGAGGTAGTCGCCCACCGCCTCCGGGACATCGACGAGCGCCTGGAACGGGTCACGCTGGAGCTGCTGCCCCTCACCCCGGAGGAGCAGGCCCGGCTCAAGGATGCGCTGCAGGTCCCCGGCGAGGAGGAGATCGTCTCCACGGCACTCCAGATTGCCCGACGCCTCCAGGAGGCCCGTGACGAGGGGAGACGCCGCGCGGCGGCCGTTGACCCGTCTCTAACCACATCCGGCCCTGCACGACCCCTGCACGACGCAAATTCAGCCCCATCCAACGCATGAACAGCTACCGAGACAGATACATCGCACGCGGCATCCCGGAATTCGACCCGGACGCCTGCGCTCCATACCCCATTGGCCGGGTGCCGCAATCAGGCTGGTATCTCATTGAGCCGGCCGGCACCTACACCTTCCCGGTGCCCGATACCTCCATCCCTCCTGCCAGGCGCTGGGACGTGGACGAGGTCATCGACAAGGCGGCGCTGCAGGCCATCTGCGAAGCCTACGACCCGTCCGTCAACGGCGGCAACGGCATCCAGGTCAACAACGACCATCTTCATCTGCGCACCACCGGCGACAACCCGGCCCTGGGCTGGTGCAAGGCGCTGGACTACGGATGGGTCGGCGGCCGCCTCTACCAGGCCGCCTACATCTCCTGGGTCAAGGATGCCCACCACGACCTCAACCAGGGCAAGTACTGGGCATTCAGCACCGAGTACAAGCTGGCCGACTACAAACGCGTCTACCACAACGGCTACAGCCCCACGCGCCTGTCCGGACTGGCCGTCACCAACAACCCGGACCACGAGGCCCAGCCGGGCATCATCCTCCAATCCGCCGCGGGCGACGTGGTCGTCCACAGCCGCAGCGCCTCCATCCTCCAATCCACAACCATGAGTACAAAAACAGCAACACAACGGATCCTGCACTCCGAGGGCAATCCCGCCCCCGAAGATGAGGAAAAGAAGCAGCAAGAAATCAACGCCAACAACGACAATCCCCCTCCTGCCACCACAGAAGAGGAAAAGAAAGACGAAACCAGCGCCAACAACGACACCGACCAAAAGGACGAAACCAGCTGCAACTCGGACGACGAGGGCTGGCTGGGCCTCGTCAACAAAATAGCCGGGGTGTGCGGCCTGCCCGACACGGCCACCGGAGACGACATCCTCAAGTACGTCACCGACCTCAAGACCGACTTTGACCTCCTCAAGCAGCAGGCAACAGAGTCCAACGGAGGCACCCAGGCCCACAGCAGGGCTCCCCTCACGCGCCAGCTGCACAGCAACCGGGGAGGCCGGCGCATGGACCGCGACGTCACTCCCGCCGGGGTGGTCATCCACCGCACGCCGGAGGGCAAGGCCGTCAAGGTGCCGCAATCCGACATCGACCTGGTGACCCACTGCCGCCAGGCCGTGGACGCCGAGATCGTCAGACACGGCCGCCAGCTCACCCCTGGCGAGTACGACCGCGCCTGGTCACGGGCAGCGGAGGAATTCGCCTCCGCGCGCCGCAAGTAACTCCAATCTCAACACCTAACTCTAATTAAAATGATTATCAAGCAAACACCCGTAGAACGCCGTCTCTGGGCGTCGGGCGCCATCGGCACCGACAAGAGCGAGGGCAAGCTGGTCAAGGCATCTGCCGACGGCAAAACCATGTCTCTGCTGACCTCCGCCTCGGATATCCCGGACGGCGTTGTCAGCAACCCTGACGGGCGCGACGGAGCCGACGGCAACGGCGGCGATCTGGTCCGTATGAGCCATCCGGGCATTGTCCAGGTCCGCCTCAACGACACTCCCGGCACCATCGAGGACGGCACCGACCTGGTGGCCTGCGCCGACGCTACCGTCAAGGCGGCCACCGGCGCGGCCGGCGAGGTCGTCGTGGCCAAATCCGTAGCCCCCAACACCAGCGGCCAGGGAGGCTGCCTCCATGACGCCATCCTCGTCGCCAGGCCGGCAGCCACTCCGGAAGCCGCTTCCGACAATTCCTGACCATTAACTCTTACCTCTTAACGACTACATAGCATGAGTACATCCGCAACCTACGCCGTCAACCTGCCGCTGACCAACTACATCATCGGCTGGTACGGTACCCAGACCCACGACCCGGCACGCTTCCTGGCTCCCGGCGTCAAGGCCCCCGGCCTGCTGACCACCTACAAGCGCTATCTGCGCCAGGACGCTTTTGCCGCCTCGGACACCCGCAGGCCCATGTACGACTCCCCCCGCACTATCGACATCCGCGGCGAGGACGTCCCGGTGATGCTGGAGGAACACGCCCTCAAGATCGGCATTGACGACCGCGAGCTGCTCGGAGCGGTTGACGCGGAAGTTTACCGCACCAGCCTGCGCCAGGCCAAAACCCGCGCGCTGGCCCGCCGCATGCTCATCTCCCACAATAAGGAGGTGTTTGACTACGCCAACTCCGTCATCCCCGGCATCACGTCGGTGGACGGCATCACGGAGGCCAACAAATGGAGCGACCGCACCAAGCCCGTGGTCAGCATCCTGACCAGCCTCATCAACAAATTCGCCGTCAACAACGGCGTCTATCCCAACCGCATCCTGACCACGCGCGACGTCTGGGCGGACATCCAGGCCAACACGGAAGTCCAGACCATGATGGGCGAGATGGGCCGCAAGGTCCTCACGCCGGAGACGCTGCTGGAGCTCATCGGCCTGCAGGGCGACGACATCCCGCCGGTCAGGGTCATGCGCACCATTGCCTCCTACAATCCCGGAGGCACGGGAGGCGCGGAAGTGGACAACGTCAATATCGTGGGCAGCAACATCTATCTGTTTTACGCCGACGACAATCCGTCCCTGGACGACATATCCGCGCTCAAGACGCTCAACCTCGCCGGCGACGACATGTACAGCACGGTGGAAACCTATCGAGATGAAGACATTTCCACGGAATGGCTGCGCGTGCGCGGCCATCACAAGGTCGTGTTCGCCGCTCCCTCGGCCATGATGCGCATGCAGATCGCCTGATGCAGGATGGAGTGTGGAGAGCCGGGAGTTGTGATGCTCCCGCCTCCATGCTCCCTCTCAACTCTCCACTCTTAACACTCAATTTTTCATCAAGATGACAGCCAAGAAATCAACCAAGACCAACAAACCTGCCCAGGAGATGGACACCACCACTCCTGATCAGGACAAGGCCACGCCGACCGTGGAGGACACCGCTGCCGAGGCATCCGCATCGGAGCCTGCAGCCAATCCCGCCAATCAACCAGCCGTAGAGCCCGCCACTGACTGCCCCATGGGCGACAGCGACTCCGGGGAGGCAGGAGACGATCCCAGCCCCAACATGACCAGTCACGAGTACGATGACCTGCATGGTCTGACCTCCAACATCCATGACGACAGCGACTCCGGGGAGGCAGGGGACGATCCCGGCCCCAACATGACCAGTCACGAGTACGATGACCTGCATGGTCTGACCTCCAACGTCCATGACGACAGCGTCTCCGGAGAGCAGCCTCCCCTCGCCATCCTGACCGCCAAGCGGCTCGGCCTGTCGCCCAGACAGCACATCACATCCATCATCGCCGGAGGCGTGATCAGCGGCATCCTGGCCCGGACCAAACCCTACGAGATGCTCGACCTGCGCAAGGCGGCCGAGGCCATCGGCATGTGCGACGCCATCGTCGAGATGATCCTGCACCTGGACGATGCCGCCCCGGAGGCCCCGGACGAGCAACCCGTCTCCTGACTATTAACCGTTGCCTGCCATGAATCACTGGATCACCTTGACGGCGGATATGCTCCTGGAGGTTATCGACCAAGCCGAGCTGGATGCCATCACGGCCGCCGATACGGACGGTTCTGTTGTTGACGGCATCATCCAGGACGTGACGGCCTCCGTGCGCGAGGCTATCGCTGCCAACCCCGCCAATGTGATGGACCTCACGAGGGACACCATCCCCCGCACCCTCAGGCCGGAGGCTCTGGACATGATTGCCTGGCGGCTGCTCAAGCGGTTTGCCGTGGCAGTCAGTGAGTCCCGCGACAAGGCCGCGACTTCCGCCCGCGAGCGTCTGGAGGCGGTCCGGGCCGGCACCCACCGGGTGATCGGTCCGGACGGCCGCATGCCCGTGCCTCCCGGCAAGCGTCCCTATGTCCAGGGGCCGCGTCCCGCCTACGGCTCCGGAGCGCCCGGATTATTTCCTTCCCCCCGGCGGGGGAGGTAACAGTAACTCAGCCCTTCCCACTCAGCAATGCCCTCTCCCTCGGATTACATGCGAGCCAAAATCACGGTTCCTGCTGCCGGCATGTCGTCGGCGGACTGGGACGGCGTGGATCCGGACATCCGGGAGCGCTCCTATTGGACGGCCAGGGAGGGATGCTATGCCCGCGTGCAGGGATTCCGCGACCGCTGCCAGGGGATTGTGGACGGCAACCTGTCCGAGGCGGACGCTCTGCGCGAGGTCCGCGCGATGCTGCGCGCCACCGGCTACCAGCCGGAGCCGGGCACGGAGGGTACTATCCAGGACCTCAACTCCGACGCCCGCCAGCGTCTCATCCTGGACACCAACGTCGCCATGGTCCGGGAACGGGCCTACCGGGACTCCATGCTGGGGTCGCTGGCCTATCCCGCCCAGCGCCTGGTGCGTATCCGCTACAGCCGCCAGCCCAGGGACTGGGATGCCCGCTGGAGGGAGGCGGCGGCCGCCGTCAACTACGAGGGCGTGGCTACCGACGGCTCCCATATCGCGCTGCTGACCTCGCCCATCTGGCGCAAGCTCAGCCGGTTTGATCTGGATTACCCTCCCTTTGATTTTAACAGCGGCATGGGGGTGGATCCGGTCGACTACGAGGAAGCTCGACGCCACGGCCTCACGATTCCGGAGGCAACGATTGAGGGAGCTGACGGCGAGTCGCTCAACGCCAGCCTGGAGGCGTCCATTGCCAGGATGGACGGCGACCTGCAGCAGGCATTTGTCAATGCGCTGGAAGACTGCGTGGAGGTGGAAGGAGACCGCGTCTACTACACCGACCCCAACGGCACCCGTCCGGTGCATTGGAGCGAGGCGGGCAAGGTTATCTGCGGGCAGCGTCCTCCCGTCATCCCGGACACCCAGGCCAGAGCGATGGTTAAATTCGTTGAGGATCAGCGCCAGTTTGACCGGGCGCAGCGAGGCGTCCAGGGCTATGCCACCCAGGAAGAGTGGGACGCCCTGTACAACGCGGTCACCCGGATCCAGCCCACCGACGTCAAGGAGAGCGGCACGCTCTATCGCGGCATGTCGATCCCCCCCAATGATGTTGACAGGTTCCTGTCCCGCATCAGGCGCGACGGCTACCAGGCGCTCCCCACCAAGATGGTGGACAGCTGGTCGCGCGCGGAGGAGACGGCGCAGCGGTTTGCCGGCAGCGGCAAACCGGGCAACGAGCGGGTCATCCTGGTCAACGAGGACTACCGGTCCGGCCACCGCATCGACGCCGTCGTCCGCGCCCTCCAGGAGCAAAGGCGTCTTGTCAACAAGACCGACAAACATCCCCACACCAATGAGTCGGAAGTCTTGTTCCTGCAGGCCGCGCGCCACCAGGTCAACAAAATCGTCCGGGGGAGGGACGGCACACCCACTTACGTCTATGTCAGCGAGCAGTAATAACAGATCAGCCCTTGCGGCACTTGCGCCGGTTCTGGCGGCCGTTGCCATGACCATTAGCCGGCCGGTCCGTACCGCACCAGCAGGGCACATGCTCGCCGCGCTCAACAGCCCGGCGCTGATACTGCGTCAGCTCTGTCCATCGCAGCTTGCGCGGTGCGGGAGAATCCTGCTCTCCAGATCGGCCGGGAGCGCGCAGGTACTGCAGCCACAGCGCCATCTCGCGCTTGCCGATCTTGCCGTCCATTCCGCTCATGTCCCCCTTATGCCCCAACCCTCAACCCTTGTCAACTCATGATCAGGTTACACGTCGATGTGATTGGCCTCCAACGGCTCCCTCTGGCTCCCGCCATCCGCGCGGAGATGGTGGCCGACGTGGCCAGGGCCGCCCGCCAGGCGGTGAGGGACAGCTTTCAGGCCATGATCGACCGCACCCAGTCCCAGGGATTCTGGGGTAAGGCCAAGCAGAGCATCAATCCTCCCGTCATCCGGGACAACAAGGCCACCATCGACATCACCCACACAGGCGTGCGCCTGCAATGGCTGGGAGGCACTGTCCGCCCCACCGGCCGCAAATCGGAGGTGACCGGCCGCCCCATCAGGAGCCTGCTCATCCCGTTTAAGGATTCTCCCCTGCGCCGGCGCTCCCTGGCCAGCCTCCACCTCCCGGAGGAGGAGGTCATGGTTCTGGGCGACGTCGATACCGGCAACGCCATCCTGGCCCGCGTCAGGCAGCGCAAGCGTCGCAACAGGGACGGCCATTACCAGGACGTCACCCCGCTGGGAGCCCTGGTCAAGTCCGCCACCATCCCGGCCCATCCGGAGGTGATGCCCTCCCGCGATCAGATGCGCGATTATGCCGTGCGCGCCGCCACGCTGGTGCTCAACCGCCTCCTGGCCCAGGCCGACGGCAACTCCACTCTCCACTCTTAACTCACTAATCCCCATACAATGGATAAAGACTACAAACTCGCCGAGCATCTCATCGCCCACCTGCAGCAGGACGACGTCCTGGCTCCGATGGTGTGCCCTACCGTGTGGGACGAGCAGGAGCAGATCGACGCCATCAACCGCGCGGCCATGGGCAGGCCCGGCAGCGTCGCCGTCACTCCGGCAGGCTACGTCCCTCTCTTAGAGATGGGCGTCAATGCTCCGATGGTGCGCATGCACGCCGTGCTGGCCGTGAGCTGTTTTGCGCGGGATGCCGGAATGCCGGGCGGCGTTCCTCCCCTCCGTTGCCTGTCCGGCATGGTGGGGCGGACTTTGCATGCCGTCCGCCTTTGGGATCCGGTTGTCGACCGCGTCTGCTACGACACTCCCTCCGTAGCCTCCGTCGAGGACTACGACATGACTAAAAGCAGGCTGACCGGCTTCCGGGGCCGGGCCGTCATCCTCTACGCTCCCGTCAATTTTTAATTTTTCCCCATCCTCACCTACAACACACAACAATGGCTAAGACAAGCACAACCAACAATACCGATACGACCGGCACGACTCCGCAGGCTACCGCCCAGGAGGATCCGCTGGTGTTAGTCCGCGTGACCAAGACGGGCACGCTCATCAACGGCGCTTACGGACGTGCCGGCGCTACCGCCAGAGTGACAGCCTCCCAGGCCAGAGCTCTGGAGGAGGCCAGGCTGGCCGTCCGCATCGGCGTGTAATCACTATTAACCATTAACTATTATCTATTAACTAATATGTCTAGATTGATCATACCCGGCCTGATCATCGGCTCCAAGGTCAGCATCGCCAAATTCGGGGCCGTCATCTCCAGCGGCGAACCGTCCAAGACCGTGTCCGCAGACTGGCTGCCCGTCCCCCCGACTGCGGAAGCCCCCGGCCCCTGGCTCTATATGGGCAGGATACGCACCAGCAACCCTCAGATTGAAACCAAGACGGGAGAGATTGAGGGCACCAACGATGGCGGCACTTACGAAACCGAGGAGCTGCAGCTGACTACCAAGCGCAAATTCCTGTTCTCCTCCAACTACATCACCCCGGAATTCCTCCAGCTCTCCTTTGGGTTGAGCGAGGACTGGGGTACGGAGCAGGTCGTCTTTGGGGCCGGCTCGCCGCAGATCGACGTCTATGTCTATACCGAGTGGACGGACGCCTACCGCGACGGAGCCAGAATCATGAGCGCCTGCATGCAGGGACGCCTGCGTCTGGTCAACCCGGCCAAGGCTGCCTCCGACCCGTCCCTGGCCGAATTCGAGCTCAGCGTCATCTACAACCCGCTCTGCAAGCTGACGCCTGACGAGGACTACGCTGGAGCATAATCACATTCTTCCCTGCGGAGGAATGACCGCCGCAGGGAAGCATCTCTACGCCTAATCACTGATACCTGCTATGCAACTGCTGATTGATCTGGCCACCATGGCCGTCATGTTTCCCGGCGGCATCCCGGTCACCGACTTGTCCCTGGTGCGCGGCGACAAGCTGCCCCTGCGCATCACCCTGCTGGATGACGGTGTCCCGGTCACCCCTGCCGGCGTGCGCCCGGCGCTGGCCATCAAATCCACCCTGAGTGATGATACCCTGGTCCTGGCCGCTACCAACCTGGAGCCGGTAGACGACGCTCTGGGTCCGGCGTATGTCGGCTCCATGTCGGTTAACACGACCCAGTTGATTGCGGCCATGGGCAGCGATGAGAGCATCGACCTGCTCGGCGAGGTGGTTCTCATTGCCGGCGACGGATCCCAGCGCACCTCGTCGCTGATCAGGGTAAGAGTACGCCAGGATATCATGCCGGCAGACGCCGTCCCGCCGGAGGATGTCATCACCGACTGGTCCGGTCTGATTGCCGGAGCAGTCGTCGAGGCTCTCCCCGATGCTCTCCATGAGGCAGGAGTAGAGCTGACACCTGCGACCGGGCAATCCACCTTGTCCAGCGGAGACGCCGCCGACACCTGGACCATCGTGGGCGGCTACGCGTTCACGTGGGGAGACGAGATTCTGGCGGGGCATCTGCCCGACAGCTGCCGCCTGACGAGTATTTCAACCGTGTATTTTTTTGACAATCCCGCCCTGAATCAGTATTGCCTGCGGATTTGGAAGCTGGTGGACGGAGCTTACAGCCTGATTGGCACCTCCGCCTATGTGTCCAACCTTTCCAGCGGTCAGACGGCCACGTGGGTATTTACGCCGGGCGTTCCCTTGACGCGCGGGGATGTCATTATTATCCAGGTGTGTGAGGGGACGGAGATGACGCCCTACGCGCTGGGCATGCACGCCGTACTTACTCCGTCCGTCCCTGGGCGTGGCCTGGTGGCGGAGGTGGCCAACCCGCCCGCCGTGAACGGCACGATGGCCCCACTGATGACCGTGGTGGTGGACTATGACAACGGCATCACCCTGGGAGGGATGGAGCTGGCCACCGCTAGGCAACTGGACAGCTTGGGGCGGGATGTGCGCAAATCCTCCGCGACCGCCGAGGCTGCGGCGCGGACGGCTGGCCAGTCCGCCGCCACCGCGTCCAGGGCTGCCGATAATGCCGCAACATCTGCCACCAGCGCGGCCAACTCCGCCACGGCGGTGGCTAATGCTCTGGCGGCCATGCCGCAGGTGGACGCCTCCGGCAACATGACGCTGGCCGGAGGTCTGACGGCGGCGGGGGCCGTCAACGCCAACGGAGGCATCAATATTCCGCTGGCCGTGGGGGCGGCAACGGATACGTCAGCGGTCAACCGCCTGTACGCCGCCGGGCTGGCTGCCGTGACGGAGGCGTTTTCTTCCCAGAGTTTCCTTTCCAGTTTCAGTTTGTACGGCGGGAGCGTCGCCGTAGATCAGACGGTTCCCGGCCAGGTGTGGAAACTCAGCAAGACATCCGCAGATCTGGGGACAGTCCAGGTTAATTTGATGAATCCCTTTTTAGGAGCATCCAATTATTCGGGGTGGCATGGATTTATTCTGCCGGTCGCTTTGGGCAATGCCGGCAGCACTGCCGCCCGAAAGCTGACTTTCGCGCTGGGTAAACCGGGGAATATCGTCAAGAAGACGGCTGCGGAGATGGATATGTTCACGCTGTCCCCCGCGCCTGGGTCTGCCAGTTCTTTAGCAAGGTTCGTTGACGTCACGTTTTATATGGTCAATGACGCATCCACGAATCCGGCGGGTTATCCGGTGAGGGTGAGGGAACTCGTCTATGATTCCGCTCAGGCTAAGTGGTTATGTTACGAAACTCTCTCCGTCATTCCGTCCTTCAACACCAACCCGTCCTGCAATATGTTCCTTTCTTATCAACAGGACAGGCCGGGCCGCGATGTCAGGGCAGGATTGTGGATTGGTTCTAATGCGGCGGATTCCCGCCGTCTGCTGTGCATTGCCGACATGCACGGCGTTGTTGACACGTTCTCCTGGACTGGCGTTGGAGCTTTGTATTGGGATAGCGACGGGACCAATTCTCATAGTTATCTTGGAGCGATGAGGCAGATGACGGCTCCGGGGTATAACCTGCCGTCCGGGGCTTATGATGCGTTCCGGGCTCTTGAGTCCCGTTTGATCCAGTCAACTTCTACTTACGATTTTACGCCTTATGAATAATGCAGAAATACAGATTCAGTTTCCGCAGCCTGGTAACTGGCAGGAATTCATTTTGACACCCATTTACCGGGACGCGGGCGGTTATAGACCTCCGGCCCGTTATACGCAGGACGAGATTCCAGCCGACCAGGCCCCGGCCATGCAGGCGGTAGTGTCCGCGCTGGTGGGATTGTCGGAGCCGTGGCAGGCCTCCCAGGTATGGGCGAGGCTGAAAGAGTTTTACGCTCCGGAGGTGGATGACCCGATGCGGACGACGGAAACCGTGGATTTGACCGTTGAGGCCGTCAATCCCCAGGGCGGGCGCAGGGTGTTCACTTCCCGCGACTACCCGGATTTTGTGATCACGGATCCCGCCGCCGTGGAGTTTTTCCTCTATTTCACGAGGGCATCCAATCGTTAATCACTAATTTTTCATTACTAATCATGCACTATCTGTCTCTCGATACGGTCATTTACCGTCCGGACGGATTCCGGGATATCGTGCTGTGCCAGTACGACGACGTGATGGCGGAGCTGGTGGAGATCAAGCCCTCCGTCCAGATTCAGCGCGAGTCCGTCATCGGCAGCCCCTGGATGCACCAGGCGGCAAGGGGCAACGCCTCCCTGCAAATGTCATTTACGGTCGTGCGGGCATTTACGACGTTCGGACGCGCCCGTGCCTGGGGGCTCGACCTCCAGGAAACGCTCACCCTCCATCCGGAGGGAGTCGTTACCTGGTTGTCCTGCTACTACCGGGGACGGCCGGGCCGGACCAGGACCTATCACGCTACGGTGGATCTTGCCCAGCCCCTGCCTCTCACGAGCGAGCACGATCTCGGACCGGCCGCTCCGAGCCTGGGACGCCGTCCGGAGGACATACGTCTCCCCGGCATGGAGGGCAAGGCCTGGGCCGCTCTGCAGGCATCCCTTACTCTGACGGGAGACATTTCTTAACCATCTATAAACTTTAACTAATAACTATCATATCACCATGGCAGACAAGGATTACAAGGTACAGGTAGGTGTGGAGGCCAAGGCCGACACGCGGGGACTGGATCAGGTCAACAAGGGGCTGGACAAGGTCCGCAGGACGGCCAAGCAGGTCAACGAGGAACTCTCCGACGACTCCGCCGCCTCCAATCTGGAAGAGGTGACGGATGCCGCCGAGGAGACCGCCGAGGCTCTGGATAAGACCAGCGACGCTGCAGAGGGGCTGCAGGAGGCCGTCAGTAAGGTTGGACAGACGGCCAGAGCCACCGGCGATGAGATGGACAAGGCAGGAAGCAAGGGAGAGGCAGCCGGGCGCAAAATGGAGAAGGGAACCAGGAAAGCAGCGGCTGGACTGGGCGACCTCAAGGCCAAGGTACAGGCGACGTTCAACATCCCCAACGAGCTGGAGGCTGCCTACGGCCGGGGCGTAGCTTGGGGGCAGGCCATCCTGGACGGCTGGGAAAAATACATTGAGGGCGTGGACAAGGCTGCCGTCAAACGGGCGCGGGAACTTAAAGACCGGCTGGCCAGGGAGGCCGCCGCGCGCGAGCAGGCTTATACTGACGCGCTGACCAATGCCAAACGCGAGCGCATCTACGACGAGGAGCAGCGCAAAATCACGGCCATCAACGACCTTTACACCCAGCGCATCCAGCTCATCGGCCAGTTGGCCGTCAACCGCACGGCGGAGGTGGACCATGTGGATGCCCTCCGCCAGAAGGAGCTGGAACTGCAGCGCACCATTGTCAAGACCCGCGAGATCAGAGGGGAAATCAGCAAAGAAACGGCTGCCGCCCTGATGGCTGACCTGGACGCCTCCGAGGCCAAATCCGCTGCCAAGTCACGCGAGGATCGTCAGCAGATCATGCTGGATGCAGCCATCCAGGCCCGCGACGAGACGGCCAAACAGGTGGCCCAGATCAAGGCTGAGCAGGAGCAGGCGGCCAAGTCTCCTTATGCGGGTGTGACTCCAGAGGAGTACCGCCAATACAAGAGGGATGCCGAGGCTTATCATAATCCGGAGCGTACTGCACAGAGAGAGCAAAATATCACAAAGCTTGAGCAAGAGCTGCGGGATGCCATATCCCTGCGCACCAGCGAGGGTCTCAGTAACCCACGCATAGCCAAAGAGGCTCAGGATAAAATAGATGAGACACTGCAACGTCTCCAACGGAATAAAGACCTTGCCCAATACATTGCCGATGCGGACGCCAAGGTAGAGGTTATAGAGGCTTACTACCGTAACAGTAATCCTCTCAAGCTGTACTCGGCTGATAACGCCGGTAGCATGCAGATGACTGAGGACATCTCTAATGCTATCAAGGAACACGAAACCAGCACAATAACTCGGAAAGAACGCCTTAAAAATGCTGAGGATCAGCTTAAACTGGACGAGTCCAACGTCACGACCCAGCAGCAACTCCTGCAGTACCAGAAGGAAATTAACTCCAAGGAGGCGGCAATCGCCGCCGCCAAGGCCGACCAGGCCAGCGCCGTGGCCGCCGACGAACGCCGTCAGAAAGACCTCGCCGAGCTGGCCAGCCAGCGCAAAAAGGTCCAGGATCGCTGGCGCGAGCACTACGACCAGCTTACTGCCGGGCAGGATTACAAAGACCGCGAGACCCCCAGACTCAAGCGCCTGCTGAAAGAAGGGCAGCACATGGCCGATGCCGGCTATATGTCCGAGCAGGACTCCGCGCGTCTGGCCCAAATGCGCGACGAGGCTCTCAAGGGACTGCCCAGGGAGCTGCAGGCCAAGGTCAAGTGGATGGTGGACGACATGATCAAGGGATATTCCAGGGCCGCCTCCGGAGAGCGCAACCTGCTTACTCCACTGGAGCGCAAGGACCTGGAGGCAAGCCGGTTCAAGGGCAAGCTGGACAGCCTGGCCGACATCACCCCCAGCCTGCCCAAAGATGGAGCCGCCTCCAAAATCGTGGCCATGCTCAAGGACGTAGCCAAGTACGGCGTCCTCAATGATGCTACCGTCAGGCAGCTGGAGGCGTTGAGCATGCGCATCAACGCGGACGATGCCGCCGGCCAGCGTGTCGTCTCCCTGGTCAGGGAGCTGGTCCAGGGCGAGCTGGGCCGCATCCTGACGGCCATGTCCAGACCGCAGCCGGCCAGGCCCCGGCGCGTCACTCCGGAGGGCCGCGATCTGGACGCCGAGGAGGAGGTGCGTTCGCGGATCCGCGCCGGTGCCCAGTCTCCTCAACCTCATCCGCAGCCCGCTCCCCAGCCTGCAGCAGGCCAGGACTACAGCTCTATGATCGGGGAGTTTACCCGGCAGATGTTTGGCCAGGGAGATACCAGCGGAAGCATCCTGGACGTCATGCAGCAGTTTATCGCCATTGCCAAGCAATCAGCCTCGCAGTCCTCCCAGCATAATGAGCGGTTGAGCAAGATAGAGCGGGAGGTGGCCACTCTCCAGTCCCGCGCCAGATTTGGACGCTGATGATCACATCCCCCCTATGAGAGTTGTAGAGCTGATAAACCGGGCCATCAAGGGAGCCAAGTACGAGTGGAGCAACTTTACCGCTGCCAGGGTGACCTGGCAGCAGCTGTCCTGGGATCAGGATGAGGGGGCTCCCTATACGTACAAGGAGGAGGTGCGCGTGGTATGGGATGGCGTGACCATCCTGGAGGGCACGATACGCAAGTGTTCCCTGGAGCAGTCCGGCGACGCCTGGCGATGGTCCATTGAGGCTTGCGATATCCTCCAGCCTTTGGAGGCGGCCTTGTGTTTCAACCCTGGGGGTACGTTGAGAGGCGGCGTATCCGCCTATACCGAGGTCAGCGGCGGCAGCGGCGCGGACGCTCCGCGTAAAATCAAGATTGCCGGCACGGTGCGGTGGGCGCTGGAGGATGCCCGCAAGTACGGACTCCTCCCCGCCGGAGTCGGTATTGATGTGACCGTGTCTCCCTCGGCATGGATGTGGGACACGGCGCTTGGCTGCGACATGTATGCCGGAGTGCTCCGCAAGCTGCTGGCGGGCCGTCCCGGCATGGTATGCTGGGTCGATTACTCCGGCTCTTCCCCTGTGATCAGGGTGGCCGACGGGGCCGGGTTGCCCGTGGTCACGCTGGACCGGGCGCAAGACTGCCTCTCTTCCATCTCGCTTTCTCCACGGCCGGATCTGGTGCCCCCGGCCGTGGGCGTCGTCCTGACGGCCGGACGGCAGGCTTGCCGGTCCCAGGTCTGGCCCAGGGGGGCCAGCCTGCGCCAGGAGGGATGCGTCACTACCCAGGTGGCCATGTCATCTACATCATCGACGGATGATGAGTCTCCCGTCGGCAGCGAGTCTCCCGTCTGGGATTTTACCAAGCCGATTGTCGAGGTGCGCGGCGTCAAACTGCCGGCCGGTACGGATTCAAACGCCAGGAAATGGTGGTTCAGCAAGGTATCCCAGCTGTCATCCGTTTCGGGATTGCAGCTGGGAGCCATTAAAAAATCTGTTGTGGCCGGCGTGGACGGCACCGACATGAGCAATTATTCCACGGCGGAGTCGGCGCAGGCCTATGAGCATGTAAGCGGCCAGTTGAGCGAGGTCTGCAAGACAATCAAGTGGTGCTACGTGGAGCTGAAACAGTACCTGTACACGGACACCCGGCCTCCCAGGGGGTGCGAGATGCTGTTCCCGCACACCAAACAGGTGGACGGCAAGACGCGCTGGTACAACTGGCTGCGCTGGCAGGGACGCACCATCAACAAGAGCCGCATGCGCTACCGGGCCAGCAAGTCCGGAGAATCCGGAGGGGATGACGGCAGCAATCCCCCTTCCAGCGGCGGAGGCGCTCCGCCGTCCTCCTCCACGGATTGGCCCGACTACTCCTCCATCCTCCGGGATTATTATGAGATCACCCGCTCCACGCCCTGGGAGGGCAGCGTCAACTCCCTGCGGGCATTGTCTCCTGCCACTCTGGCCGGTTGCCGCCTGTCCATTACCGGAGCGCGACAGGAGTACCGGGATATGGCCACCGTCGTGCAGGGGGTGGCCGTTGATATGGCCGGAGAGTCCACCAGTATCAACACCGGAGTTCCGGCGCATCTGTCCCTCCAGGATATGGTGGACCGCATTCAACAGCTGGCATCCGGCCAGGAGACTCTGGATCAGGACCAGCAGCAGGACAATCCTATGCTGACCCTGCAATATGACGATGAGGCATACAAGTCCCCGGACGCTCCGACCCTGGGACCGGCAGGGGAGATGATCTGGACGGAGGCTCCCGACAAGCCTCCCATCTATGATTTGCAGGTGGAGCTGGACTGGAATGACGATAACACCGAGGTTACCGGCTTCCGGATGCGGCGCGGCAAGCTGATGCTCCAGGGAGTGTACATTGGACAGACTCCCGGAGACGACACCTCCGGCTGGTTCACCAAGGAGGGATTCACGGGAGGGGAAATTTGGCTGGACGTCAAATTCAACGGCAAGGGGAAACTGACCGGCACGTCGATCATGTATGAGCAGGGCACGGTCAACCCTCTCATACTCTCGGACGAGTTGGCAGACGAGTCGGAAGAGTTTTCCTATTCATTCCACATTGCGACGGTGCAGGACAAGGAGGTTTACCAGCACATGCTGGGCACCATCCAGATTCCGCTTAATCACGGCACTTTTTATCCATACGGCCCCGCCATCTAAATTTTACCCTATATATAATAGTATGATCAGAATCTTTATTTTTTCGTATTCCGGAGACGCCGCTGAGGCGGTGGCTTGCATGCGGTGCGCCCGGATGTCCGTACCCTGTGCCAGCGTAACGGTGGTGGACGATGCGTCCAGCCCGGTACAGGAGGAGACGGCGGAGGCTCTCCGGAGCATGGGCGCGGAGTATGTGCAGTCTTCCTGGGAGCGTCACGGCAACCTGCGCGGGTCTGACTGCATCCGGGGCATGCTTTCCGAGATGTGCCGGGAGGCGGAGGATGACGACATCCTGGTCAAGGTCGACTGTGATACGGCTCTGCTGGATGGCGGCTGGCTGCGCTGGATGGAGCAGCGCCCCTGGTGCCAGATGTATACCTCCGGAGATTTTGTCAATGGAGACTGGCGGGTATTCGGGTGTTTGTACGCATTGAGAGGCTGGATAGCCAGACGTCTTTATCGGGAGATGGATTGGACGCTCCTGGATGACCGCGCTCCGGAAGATTGGACGATTGGACGGGAGGTGTTGGCCAGGGTTCCGGCAACATTGTGCCGCATTGATGAGCCATGGCGCAAACGTTCCCCGTGGAGTGTATGGACGGCCTGGTGCTGGCCCAGCCGCACGGTAAGCGCCGAGAGTTACGCGGCCAGGTTTGCCGTGGTGATTACCGGCAGCCCCCGCATGCCCGATCAACCCGCCAGCGAGCGGGCCAGGGTGATGCACCTGCTGGCCGACGCCAGGGAGAGGATGCTCCGGGAGGGTGTGGTCAGGGAGGACGACGAGACGGTGGATTGGGGTGACCTGCTGGCCGCTTGTAAGGGGGAGGCAGAGTCGATGCAGACCCCCTGCACGGAGCTGGCAGACAGACAAGTTATATAAGATACTTGTCGTAGTTCTATCAGATGTCTTGGCGCGTTACAAATCACCGGAAGAGTCGCACTCCGCAAGGAGTGCGTGGATTGAAACCGGTTATATTGGAGCCGTGGATTCCGTAGCTCCTAGTCGCACTCCGCAAGGAGTGCGTGGATTGAAACCATTCAAACCTGCGTATCAATAAATTCGGCATGCCGTCGCACTCCGCAAGGAGTGCGTGGATTGAAACAAATTGAGCGGAAAATTTCACTAGCCAGCCAATGGTCGCACTCCGCAAGGAGTGCGTGGATTGAAACAGCCTCAACTCATGCCTGCCCCAATTAGTCGCCGGTCGCACTCCGCAAGGAGTGCGTGGATTGAAACATGACGAGGGCAAGCTTCGAGAAGATGCCTCCCGCCGTACTCTCCAGGGTGATCTTTATCAATGAAGGGTGGAAAGGGGTGAATTTAGGGTGAATAGGGGTGAACGCTAGGAAAATCAAGGGGAGCAAGCATTGAGTGATCAGAGAAAGACTGTGTAGAAAATATCGGCGTCAGAAGAGGAAATTATCAAGCATCGTGGAAAATAATCATGGTAAGATGTCCCGCATGTGTACACCTGCATATTGCATCCCCTTGTATGGCTCCATGACTGTTATCTCGCCCGAAGACCGAAGGAAAAAGAATCCGCAAATTTATCATCTCCATGATACCGCTGTCGTGTTGATGTGGACAACCCGTGAAAGAAGAAAGACGACATGCTGGGTGCGGGATGTGCTCGACAACGTGTGGATTGTGATCAGGAACGAAAGAGAAGATGATTGAAAAAGGCCGCCAGGAACAACCTGACGGCCTGAATTGTATCTGCCCATTGGGCTAATCATCGCAACATAAAGCACGGACAAAGGGCGTCATTTCCTCGTCCTGATGGTCTTCTATCAGCTTGTCTGTCCTTTCGTCCATAATGCACAGGACGCTTGAATAAAGACCGTCAGCAAATAGTGATTGCTTGGTGGCAACAACAAGCGCATGTACTGCATAGCCGGACTGCTGGCCATTGCCATCTACAACATAACAGTTGATGTTGTCTCCTGGCTTTAAGGGAGGCATGATGATTTTTCTGTTGTTTCAATCCGCGCCTCCGCAGGGATGCGAAAAGTTACAGGGGGAATTCGTCTTCAATTACTGTTCCACTCCATCCCCTGGCCGTTTTCGGTTCGGGGGCCGGGGTGGCCCTGGGCACTCGGACGGCTCCCATATGATCCGCCAGCCCTCCCGGAGGGAGCGTTCCCGGCAGGGCGTGCGGTTCGTAGGTTTCCACGCCCGTTTCATCCGCCATCTTCCGGGCGGCGGCCCGGCCCCGGTTGATCACCGTGTAATTCAGATGGCGGATGTGTTCAGGCTTGGCATATTTCCGCAGCTGGTCATAGACATTTTTGCCCGTGCAGGACAGATGCAGCTGATCCCTCACCACTTCTGCCAGATAGTCCGGCCCAGTTTCAAACCGTTGCATGCTGTCCCGAAGCAGGTGCAATTCCTTGTCCATTTCCGTGTAGGTGTTGTCTCTGATGGCTTCATATCCCAGGTAGGTGGCAAAACGATTGTAAATTAGCGTATAATCCTTTTGTGTTGCGCGGGTGAAAGAATCCGTGTGTCCGGTGGCTTTCCAGGTCTCGTCGTGCCGCCATTCTTCTAGGAACGGCACCGGGCAGCCGTATGCTTGTAGCTGCTTGTAAGCCTGGGAGGCCAGCTGGGCCAGCACAGCCTTTTGCTTATTAGTGAGGGGCTTATTGCTCATGATCGGATTGTTGCTTGGGATGTTGCAGAGCCTTGATCAGTTGTTGCCGCTGCTTGGGCGTCAGATAGATAAGGGTGGCTGTTGCTGCGCCTTTATTAGTACCTGTCCAGATAGTTAGCACGGTCTGGAAGCTCATGTGCTCGACCTCAATCTTAGTCATGCGCTGATCCTTTCCGCCGTGTCGGTTTTTGGTTCTACCCAGTAAGCCTCCGTCTGCTCAATGCGCAATCCCAGGGAGGCCAGCCGTTCGTCATCCAGATCGGCCTTGAGCTTGTCCTTGTCGGGCTTGGGGTCGGACACTTTGAGATAGGAGGTCAGGCCCATTTCCCTGATTCTGGCGCAGACGGCTCCCCAGGTGAATTTGCGGGAGAGTAGTACCAAGGTGGGGTTGCCCAGCCGCCAGCCCCAGCGAGCTTTGCCAGTCTCTCCGGACTTGGAATCACCTTGCAGCAGAGTTTCCCGGTTGCGGGTAGCGTATTGCTCGGCCTGGGCCAGCTTGACGGTAATCTGGTTGTTGAGACCTTTAATCACGCCGCCGTATTCTTCTCGGGCGGCCAGGATGGCCTTGTCCAGCTGGGCCTGTGCCTTGTCTCGCTTGACAGTCAAATCGGCAATCTTGTCCAGACATTGTTCATATTCGGCCAATGTGGACAGCCCGGTGTTGCGTGTTGTTATTTTAGCCATTGTTGTGTGTACGTTTTTTGTTAAGTGATTTTTGCTTGCGGTGGATTGTTTGGAGAACATCTTTCAAGGTCCGTTTGGGGTCAGTAATCCAGTCATAGAATTCTTGTCCCTTGACCGGAATCCATACATCCCCAACCTGCTCTAGCTTGATGGCAACTTTCCCAGGCCAACGGGAATCGCAGTTTGTCCAAGCGTTACCAAGACCGGGGAAACGGTTTAGTTCCATGCAGATTTTTGTGCAGATAGTTTCAAGTTCAATGGTCATTTTTTTTGTCCTCAAGATTTTTTCATTGATAGCAATGCGACATTTTATCTGTTTAGAGGAAAGGTTCCTCTTACGCCATGTTTCAGAATAAAATATATATTCGGTATTATTAATAGTTTTGTTGATCAGTGCTTCCTGTAAACATGATAGATTAAGTGGTTTAGTAATATCCTTCAGAACTCTCCGCATAGCGGAAAAATTTTTGGATACATCAATATTTAGAATTTTTTTCACACAACAGTTTCCTACAATGAGAGAAATTCCGTTGTGAATATTTCTGATTACACAATGCTCAATGATGAGATGGCCGCAAATACACGTTCCAAATTCTCCGTCTTCGGGAAAATACGTTTCTACGTGTTTCCATTCCAATTTAGCAAGGCGGAAATTTCGAGATACGGAACATGCCAGCAGTTTTGACTTGAATCGACGAATATGGGAATTATTCATTTTTTTCTTTTTTCTGTTCGTGAGGTATGCATGAAATGCGCCCTCACTATTCAGGAGCATTTTCAAAATACATTTTTCCCTCATATATTTCCCTCTCGTCTCTTTCTGAAAACGGCCGGTTTTCTCATTTGATCACTTTTCTGCCACTAGATCTTTCATGATAGCTATGATGATCAGAGGTTAGTTTTTTCTTGCTGGATCATGGTTTCCTACAAGGAATATCTCATCCTCGAGTAACCGTCTGAGCAGGTGTATGGCGTCGCCAAAGTGCCGCAGTTTTTATTGTTGTTGGTGCCGTACATGATCGTGGTGTGGTTATGAAACTTGATCATCATGAAGGGCGATCAGGCGGGTAAGCTTGCCCAGCATGGCGTCCCGTTGGTCTGCGGGGATGTTCACGGGCCAATCCTGGCCCGTGCGGATGATGTGCTGTAGTTTGTTCCTTTCCTCCCAATCCACCACGATGCGGACGCATTTGCTGTCTGCCCGCATGGTGGCGGAGGTGATGTAGGTGCGGATGTCCAGCGTGCCGTTGGCATACCGGATCAGGGCAATGTATAAAGGCGCGGGCATAGTCAGGAGGCAGTGGCCAGTTTTTCCAGTTGTTTGTGGACGGCTACAAAATAGCCCCATGTAAATTCCTTGCCGGCCTTGCGGGCGGTCGTGGCGCCGGAGCGCATGCGCTTGGTATAACGTCCTAGGCCGTACTGCTTGACCATTTCCTGCACGATTTTGAGCGTGGCCGGGTCGGGGTCCGGCAAGCCGAACGCCTGCCAGACGCGCTGCTGGTCGGCATAGGTGATGTTCTTGGGCAAGTAGATATTGATGCCGCGCAGGATGGTCTGGCTCAACACTCCTTCCCAGCTCGCAGGCATCCCATGCCATTTTACCTGTCCGTTTTTGGACTGCCCGGAAAGGGTCTTCCCCCATACATCCGTGCCTACCAGGGCCATGCCGCAATGCGTTTCATCATAGATTTCCCTCAGGGTTTCTATGGTTTTGAGGCCCCGCGCTCCGGTCATGCACACCTGATGCACTTCGTCAAAAATCAGGAGATGGGACGGAGTAACCGTCTGCTTGATACGGTCCACCATCTTTTCATAGCGAAGGTTTTGCCCAAGGCCCAATTCACGGGCAATCAGGTTCACGACACGCAAGGCGGATGGGGACGTGGGTATGCGTACCAGCACCACACGGCTTGTGTCGCAACCGGCTTGACGGTCGGCAATATCCTTGCGCCGCTTGTATTCTTCGCAAGCCCAGGTTTTGCCGATTTGAGGGTTCCCCACCAAGCTGACAATCTCCTGGTACTCCACGGAGTATTCAAATGCCTGGGTGATTTTGCGGAATATGTCCGTATCAACAAAAGGAATGCCCGCAACCCACGTTTTGTTGTTGTACCTGCGCCGGAAGTTGGCAATGCTGTTCACTACCTGGTCCGGAGCGGCTTCCCGGCTCTCATAAAAGAGTTTGGAAAGCGTGGAGGGGGAATAGCCCACAGTTTCGGCGGTTTGCTTGAGCGTCCATTTTTCCTGTTTGGCCGTCGCCACCAGCCAGGAAAGCAAGTCCTTGGTCCGTGGATCGTAGCCGGATGCCGCCAGTGATGCGGCGTAATTGTCCCAGAGGGATTCGGTTGTTTCTATTGCGTCCATATTGTTATTGGTTTGGTTGTTGTTTGAAAAAAGAGCTTTAGCCGGGGATCATGTCTTCCAGGGAAAGGTGATATTCCGCTCCTGCTTCTGGCTCCGGTTCGTCTTCCCTGTCAGGCAAGGATGGAGCGGCGAACACGTCCACGCCGGGGACAGAGGGGGCGCCGGGCAGCGCGTCCCGGTCATCCGGGAGAACGTCAGGCTGCTGGCGCGCCAGACGGAGCACGGCATCATTGTGTTCCTTGAGAGCCGCCGCGCTTTCCCTGGCGGGGGCATTGCGGACTTTGTAGTCCATCATCAGATCAGCGCGGCGGGAAGCGATCAGGCCCATTTGGGATTTCACGGCGTCCTCGTCGTTCCGGGCGGCGGCCACGCTCAACGGAGCCGCCCCCAGGATGCCGCCGCGCTTGTCCAGCACGATCACCGTGTCCGGCTTGAACGGGTTGATCACTACGTCGTGCTTGTCGTCCGCCAGTTCATGGCGGCGCCCGTCGTCAAGGTCTGTATAATAGGCGTGATAGATGCGCGGTTCCGGGGAAAGCGTTTTGTCCTGCAAGGTCATGTACCCCCGTTTGACGGTCAGGGTACGCACCTTTTCCGGTCCCAGCAGGGTGACGTACAGGTCCAGCGGTATGCGCCAGAGTTGCTTTTTGCCCTGTTCCCACACGGCGGAGGGAGACAGGCGCGTTTCCCGGAGGCGGGAGGGATCGGCCAGCACCAGCGCGCGGATGGCCTGCCATGCCTGCAATTCCGCCTGTCCCCTGGTGGGATCGGGAAGCTTGTTCTCCGGCGTCCAGACGCCTTCCGCCAGCGCGTACTCGCGGATCATGTGGCCGCATTCCCGCCAGCCTTCCAGCATGTGGTTGGTGCGGTTGTTGATGATGGCGTACACGTCCCGCAGAATCAGACTGAACTGGTAAAAATCCAGGAAGGGGGATTTGATCATGTCGGCATACTCGCCCAGGCGCGGCAGCGCCTTGCACAGCTGGTTCTGGTAGGCGATCATGCCGTCGGTGCTTTCCGGCTGGCGGCGGTCGCGGCCTGACTGTCCGGGCAACGCCCCCAGCACATTGTGAATCAGGCTGTGCAAGCATTCGATCATGGCTTTATAACGGGGATTACCCGCGCCGCGTCCGGCCCAGCCGCCCATCAGGGCGTTGCCGGCTCCGGTTATGCCGCCCATGCCCACGCGGATCACGCCGCCCGTGCGGTCGTGAAGCGCCGCAATGTATTTTTCTGAAAGGTTGGCCGTGCCGTGTTCCATCATCAGCAGGCAGCCATCTGGGTGGTAGCCGGTGGAATAAAGGATGTTGGCCAGGAAGAGGCGGAACATTTCATTATCCAGCGCTTTGCGTTTCTTGGGATCATCCGGCAACGTCACAAAGGGCATGTGCCCCCAATCGAACCGGCAGCCGGACGCAACGTCATGGGCGCCGAATTCCAGCACGCGCACAGGCTTGCCTGCAAAGGTGACGTAGTGGTCATGCCATACGTCGTCGAACATGTATTGACCTCCCACGGGCAGCCCCACGCGGGAAGTGCGCACGTAAGGCAGCACGGCAGCGGCGGCGCGCGATCCCCATTTGCCCTGCTGTTTTTCGGCTTTGGTGCGGGCCAGCACTTTGCGGAGATTGGCCGCAGAGCATCCGGGCGGCAATGTGGCTTTGGTCCAGTCCTCGAACCCCGGCACTTGTTCCCGGCCGGAAATGATGCGGTGCTGGATTTCCAGAATGCCCTGCTGTTCCGATCTCTGGTGCTTGTCCAATATGGCCTTGCCCCAGGCAATGAAACGGGGGGAATGCACTCCCGTGTCGGCGGTGCGGGATTTAAGCGTGTTGCCGTTCACCAGGGCGCGCCAGTTGCCGGGGTCTTCCCGCCAGGCATAATATCTTTTTTTGGCAAGCCCCTTGCTGCACCCCATGGCCTTGGACAGCCGGTCGATGATGCCGCCCGTACCGCATACCGGCAAGCCGGAAGGCAAGTCGGAAAGGGCCGCCAGCCAGCAATAAACCCGGTCGCGGGTAGGCATGTCAAGTGCCAGCCAGTCTGGATCATGGGCAGGTACGGGTACTTTTTTCATAGTGGCTTAAACTGCGGGGAAAGGGATTGATGGGAGGCCGTCGCCGTGACCGGCAAACACATCCGCCACAGGAAGGTTGTTCGGATTGCTGGGGCGGTCCTGGGCGGATTTGCGGGCGGCCTGTACCTGGTCCAGGGTGGAGCGCAGCACGATTTCCAGGGCGGCCAGGTCGTCCTTGTCCAGTAGAGCATGGCGGCCAAGATCGCAGAATTCGCTTAAGCCCTGGCAAAGTTTGTTTTTGGCATAGGCGGCCAGCTTCCTAGCTTCCGCGAGTTCCGCTTCTGGATCGGTTTCTTTTTCCCTTGCCGGGCGTCCGTCAGGGTTGCCGGATGCCTGGAATCCGTGAGATTTGGGCGGAGTGACCACGCCAAAGTCAAAGTAGGCTTGCCGGAGACTGTCAGCGTCGGAAAGCTTGCTGATCTCTTCCAGCGTGCGGGCGTCTCGGCGTCCGCTTTCTATAAGCGCCACATCCACCGTGCCCAGCCTTTTGGCGCGCTTGAGCACTTCCCGGTGGAGTTTCATGTATTTTTGAGCCGTCCTTTTATCAAAAACGAACCATGATTCGCTTTTGGGGCTATCCTTTTTACTATTAAATAGTTTTTGAAAATCACCATGTTGAGAGGCGGATTTCATTCTACCTAGCAACCCGCCCAACACCACCGCCGTCATCCAGCGTTTTTGTTCAAGGTTTTGAATCTGATTTGTCAATCCGGTGATTTGGCCGTGGAGCGCGTTGGCCCGGACGATTGCAATTTCCCAATCCCGGTTGGTAGTTGTCACCTCATTTTGAGGCATGATCTGAATCTCATATTTCATCTTTGAATTTTCTGAAAGCGATTTTGATTTTGCGCATGGCGGCGCGCTCAATGCTGAAAACCCGTTGCCGGGTCAGGCCCAGATAGAGGCCAATTTCGCGCTGTGTCAGGCTGCCGGCATGATCCAGGCCATAATGGCGCCGGAATTCCGGCACCCGCCAGAGGGCCTGCCAAATGGCCCATTCTTCCTCCGTCATGGGGGTGTTCATGTTCACGTCGGCCTCAGGTTGCATGGCGTTACTTGGTGAGGGGTACAGGCAACACGGCGGTGCGGGCATCCTTGAGGCCCTCGCGGATCTGGGCGGCTTCCTTGTCCAGGCAATACACCACCGCCCAGGCCACCAGCCAGCCCATCAGGGCCATAACGGCAACGGCTCCAGCAAATTTTGCAATGTCCCGCATAGTGATATTGATGTTAATGGCGGAGGCGTTCAGGAAGCTTGCTAATCCTGTCCAGCAGAGCTTTACTCTGTCTTATCCCTGTGAGGACGCTGGCCAAGTGCTGGTAACAGACACCTAATTCCGGGGCAGCTGTTCTATAGCTCCAGCCCTTGTCCTTGAGTTCTTGCCGTGCTTTCACCAGATTCCCGGTCAGGGCTTTGGCCTTGTGTTTCTCTTGTGCTCGTGCGAACATAAGAAATCAGATATACGATTTATGAATTGAGAGCAAGGAAGAAATATCATAATTATGAATTTTTCTCACAGACTGATGGAGGCAATGGTGCGGAAAGGCATTAACCAAAAAGAGCTTTCAGAAATTGCAAGTGTTCCTCAAGGAGCTATATCAAACTATTGTAATGAGAAAGGCATGCCATCCTCGGAGGTGCTTTATAGGCTATCAAAAGCACTGGAAGTGTCTATGGAATGGCTTATATCTGGAGAAACATCTCGCACAAAAGATCCTGCCCCGCAGGACAATCATTGGCGAGACCGCGCTCTCAAGTCTGAAGAGAAGCTGAAGATGCTGAAATCAGCCATGCAGGGGTGGCTGAAAAAAATTTAGCAAAAATGTTCGCGGGGGAACAGTTCTCTTGACATAACCAAAAAAAAATAAGAAGTTGCCGGAAATAATATGAGTGAAGAGATAGCTATGAAAGGATCTGAATACGAACTATCTGGTGATTTTTTTATCAAATTATCACACGATGGAGTTATGACATCACGTTCCTTAAGGGATGTTCTGAGCGGATTAGATAGCGTAATAAAAAGTTGTACTCCGATTCTTTCCGAGGTATATCAGGAACGGGTAGCATTGGAAGGGCTTGCCATTGGATCAATACAATCAGGTAGTTCTTGGTTAAAAAAACTCAAGTTTATTACTGAAAAAACTCTACCAGCATTGAATAGTATGGATCCAAAAATCGTTATTCCCATCTGTCTTGCCGCTGTCTTATGGAAGGGAATAGACGTTTTTAAAGAGGGCGGTAGAACGAATAATTTGATAGGAAATGATATCCGTATAGAAAACAATGCTCCCATCATTATTGGGGAAAATACGTCTCCACAACTCAAGGAAGTATTACTAAGACAATATCCAGGACGAGAAATGGAAATAGATGCGGTTTTAGAGGCTGTGGATAAAGCCTTGGAAAAAAAAGTTACATTGTTTGAATCAGCAAAAAAAGGATTAGTTAAATTAAAATCCCCTAATGGACAACCTG